CGCCATGAAGACAAAGCCTCTTTTCTTTTCGTCTCGTCGTTAAAAATCGTGCTTTCTTGCGGTGCCTCGAGTGCGCCACTAAGCGCAGGCCCCTTGCGTATAGTATTCAAATTCCATTTTAATGCACTCTGGTCGGTTTCATAGGCCATACGTGCCGCGGATAACGGGCTTAAACCTTTTATATATCCCTCTTTCGTAGGATTAAAATATTTGAGATGCAAAACTGCCTCGGGCGGTAGATGAAAAGTCTGCGCTCCTGGTGAATAGTCATATTGTTTTACCAATGTTCTTATGTCTCCTCCCGCAACTGGAGCAATCAACGAAGGTATATACGGCAGAAGTTCAGCCGGGCCATTAGAATTAGAGTTTAATATTCCGCAATAAAAATTTCCGTTCAGTTCGAGCGAAGAAAATAACCATTCCTTAAAATCATATCCAGACATTTGAGAATTGACTTTAGTAAGCACTGATAAAGAAGGATGGTCGGTAATTTCTTCTTTTTTCCCTTTGATTATTTTGTAGAGTTTAAGGGGTAAAGCGGCAGCATCCTGCGCCTTGCGCGATACACAAGCATAAACCCACGAAGAATCGGCATATGCGGAGAGATAGGCATCCGCGCCACTTAAATTATCAGGGTCGCCTATGCGTCCCAACAAATCGGGACGATTAGAGACAAATGCTTTGCTACCCTCAATCGTTACCGTCTGCGGCGAAGATTTGAACCAATTCCGTGGGTTAAAATTTATTTTCATTTTTAGAATGATACTCCACAGGCCCCAGCCCCAGCCAGAACTTTTACTGCGTCAATTAAATTGTCAACTTGGTCGTCGTGTTCGTGTGAATCATCCGCGCTGAAACTTTCGCACTCTTGTAAAAAGTCATTTGTAAAATCTGCGCCTTCAAGTATATACACGAGCCCGGCTTCTATGTATCCTACGATGTCGTAACACCGACTATATTTATCTCTATCGCGTTGCACGGGCATAATCGGTATTTTTCCTTCACGCTGAATCTCTTGTATTAATCCCGTACCGCTACTTTTATCCTCGATATAAAATGTTCTTAAAAACCCTTTGTCTTGTATAGCATTATGCTTCTGCCAAAATTGCAACGCTCTTTTTTTTAGTTCCGGAGCTTCCCATTTCCCGCGACATAAATCTATAAGATATAATTTCCCGTCAAACACACCCCAACACGCGAATACTGAAAAATCATTTGCTTCTTTTGTTTTCTGCGCTGTATCCGCTGTCAAAAATCTATATTCAAATTGCGGCGCGACTGTGTAATATTTGAACCACCTGATTTTAATTATCGCGTCTTCGCTTTGCGCCTTCGGTTCTCCGAGGTAAATATGTTTGAACAGCCCTGGCCTTTTTAATTTACAGTACTCAATTTCCGTCTTAATCGTATCTGATAAAAACCCTGTGCCTTCTAAAATATCATAATTACAATGTGCGCTAAACGTCTTCGGCGGCGGTTCCTTGATAAATCTTGTATATACAGGGTCTTCTTTTTTAGTCCGGTTAAAATCAACTATTATCTGGCTGCCTTCTTTGCGTATCGTCGGGATAAGCACATCTAAACTATCGTCTGTTATGCTCTGCCCTTCCGCTATCCAGCATACGTCCACACCTTCCAACGATTTGATTTTATCTAAATTACTTTGCGATAATAACCCTTGAGTGTCGCGCAGGCCCTTGAAAATAAAATCTGAGCCGGTGCGGTGATTTACTATTGCGTTTTCTGTAACTTCATAGTCGGAAAATTCGTAATGCGCTATCTGGTCTTTAAGCAGTTTATGTACGCTATCTTTAATCGAGTTCTGAATTTCTCTCGTACATAAAAACCGTAGCCGCTTTTGATAACCGCGAATTAAAAGAGCTAATCCAATGTGATAACTTTTGCCGCTGTACCGGCCACCGTAGAAAACAATGTACCGCCAGAACTCGTTGAATAATTCTTTGTATGCTTCGAGAAAATCAACCCTTGCGATTTTGTTTTCATTTGTCGCCATTTTTTCCATCTATAAAATTGACTGCTATACCTGTTAAGTTGCCAGAGTGTTCAAGCTCCGCTTTGGGCGCGAACTCGCTCTTAAGTTTTCGTTCGAGATATTTCAACGCAAGTTCGGGATTACCGGTCAATCCTTTCACAAGTTCCTGCCGTGCTTTCAGATTAGGTAAATTTTTCAACGCCTTTTTATGCTCTTGAAAATGAGGATGTTTTTTTTGATAGGCGTAAAGAGCAGCCGGTGAAATATCGGCATAAACACAAGCCTCCTCATCAGTTCCGTCAATAGAAAAAACCTGCTCCAATTTCTGCAGAACTTCTTGTTCGTTTTTTCCGTCGAATAATTTGCGTCCTTTCATATTTTTACTGCCTTTTTCCCCGTGAATTTCTCCCATCGCGTTTTAGTCGCTTGCCGAGGATTATATCCAGCCGGTTTCAAGTCGGCTATTTTCCTGCGCTCGTTTTTCCATTCTAACTTATTAATCATTGTAATACGATTATAATCTATAAATTTTATTTTGTCAAGCGAAATCTGTTTTTTACCGTCGTAGGATTTTTTTTGTATTTACGACATTTGAAAATAAAAACTTGTGTAAACCGTGGAACTGTGTATATACCCAAAAAAGCGAATCGTAACCTTAATGACAACCACAACGACATAGATATAATCCAATTCTCTCTACCTTGCAGTACAGATGAGTTTCTGCGGCTTGCGCCGGACGTTCCGCATTTTTTTTGACTGCGACTTTTTTTGAAAATTGCGAATTTGAAATTGAAACCGTATATACATATTAACTACTACACGGCATACGACAACGGCAGAGACACTGCCACGGCTCGGACTACCGGCACATAATAACGGCTTGGAGGGTTGTTTTTCCGGAGTTTTTGGCTACCAATTTAACGCCAGTACGCAAAAAAGCATTTTCTGCCAATTTTGTTCCAAAAACACCCTATTATACGGCGTTTTCCGAGGTTTTCGGCGCAATTTGTGTATACGTTCGTTATCTTTTTTCTCGACGGTAAAATAATTTGTATGTACATTTTGTATATACGTTGCTAACACAGGGGCTTGACAATGGCGCGGAAATCCTTATAATATGTAATGTAGGGCGCGGGCAGAACGGGAGACCCGCAAAAAAAGGGGGGGGGGATATGGAATATATTGTAAGGGTCAAAAATAAAAAGCTTTTTATTGGGGACTGTGAAAATTATACGGAATTGTCAAATGGTTATTACATCGCCGACGAAACATTCACAAAAAATGGTGTAAAATCAGGCCCTTATGACACATTTTCGGAAGCGGAAGCGAAGTTGGTTTAATGACTACACAGTGCGAGCGGAAAAAGCTATACTTATGGTAGGAAGGCAAGAAAGGGGCTGCCTGGGGGAGGGTGAGAAGATGAAAACAAAAACAACAACAACAACAACCGAATTATGGGAACTTAATCAGGCAATATCCTACTGGAATGAAATACAAACAACTGGAACACGAACAGAAATAATTGAAGCGAAGGCGGACGTTGACAAATGTCGCAGAAATTTAAGAAAAAATTAATAAAGGGCGCAGAACGGGACGCGCAAGGGGGACTCGATGAAAATAACCGAAAAGTGGCTTGACGAAAAAAAAGCTTGTGAATCCGGAAAAACCTGGTTACTGGCACAAACGGAACGCAACGGCAAAAAAGTTATTAAAAAACTTATTGCCGAGGGAAAATTGGATTGGGCAACTTGGACTATTGTGCGCATAATGACTCGCCCACAATATCTGCAATACGCCATTTTTGCGGCAGAGCAAGTACTGCCGATTTTCGAAAAAAAATATCCAGCTGATAAAAGGCCGCGGCAGGCGATTGAGGCGGCGAGAGTTGCCCTTGAAAATGACACGATAAAAAACCGCAGGGCGGCGGCGGCGGCGGGCTGGGCGGCGGCGGCGGCGGGCTGGTCGGAAATGAAAATAAAAATCTTACATTATGGATTATCACTTTTGGAGGCAAAATAATGTACTACACAGTATCAGACGTTTGCCGGATGACCGGCAGCACGGGATACCCGCAGAAAAGGAGAAAAAAAATGAAACGGACATACACAGAAGTAGGCAAGACAGCAGGATACGAGCAAGAGGCGATAGACAAAGGCATAAAGGGGCTTGAGTGGGAAAATTTTTATAGCAAAGGTTTGCCATTTTCGCAGGGCGCGGCGTTACAGGTAGTCATCAAAAAATTGCGACTTAATTTTAAGGATATCAGCAAAATGGCACTATACGGCAGCATCCCGGCGGTTAACAACGGATTGCGGGAGGAACACGCTTTATACGGACTTGCAGTCCACTACAAAAACGGTGAGGGCA